TTAATTTGGTAAATTTTCCAGCGCGTAATTAGCTTGTTCTTCGGTGAAGTTTTCTCCATGTTCTGATACGAGTTGTTCCCAAATAGAATCACGAGACATGCTCATTCGAGATTGATAAGTTTTTGCTTTCTCCAGAGCATTTTTATTATAATCTGCTTTGATATTCTCAATGGCATATTGTGCTGCCTCTTCTGGGAAATTTTCTCCATACTCTGAGACTAATTGATCATAAACACCGCGTTCTGACATATACATTCGTTCCGCATATTGTTGTCCTTTGATCAAAGCATTTTTATACTCAATCGGTACAGATTCTTTCTCTTTAACTGGCTCAGTTTTTGTTGTTTCTTCTTTTGATTCTTCTTTTGTTTCATCCTTTATATCTTTTTGTGTTTCTTTTGTTGGTTGTGCTACGGTTTCTTTATCTTTGGTACTTTCAGGTGTAGTTGAATTCGCCATGGCAATTCCAAACAACACGATTGAAGTTATTACGATGAACAAAGGTCTTTTTTTACTTGATTTCTTAATCAATGAGATAATAAGTAGAATAATTCCCACAGTAAATCCAAGAATTCCAAGTGTACCAAATAATGCTTCCATAAATGTAATGCCTCCTTAGTTTTCAATATATTATTTTTCACTGTAATGAAAAAAGGAACTTTTTGTATTACATGCTCATAGATAACCGGTGTAATTTAAAGTAGTATTGAGTTCATGGAAAAGATAGACCATGAACCAGATGATTAAGTCAAAATAATATTTAATAAATCTCACGTGTTTTTTTTATTTATAGAAGATTGTGAGAAAAATCATCTTGAAATCCATCCCTTCTTATACTCATGATACTATAGGGTGCTTTGAGGGTCAATTGAAGTGGTTGTTACGTTTAAATGGTTTCAAATATATTTTTCTTCTTTGATTTTTAGAATAGAATCCGTAGAATAATTTTATTATTATATTATTGCTATTGAAAAAGACATAAGATTTTTATTTGGATTAATAGGCTTGTAGGCCTTTTGTAGGCTATAAAACAAGAGAAAAACCACTCGAAAGTGGTTGTATTTATATAATTGGCAGGGGTAGCAGGACTGTCCCAGTAGTATCGTAAAGTGTCTAAAACCCACTAAATAGTGGGTTTTGCTATCATAGGGTATCATCAAATATCGCTATTTTTCATGGTTTGTATGGCAGATGTATGGCAGGAACTAGAAAGTGATATTCTGCTTTAAATCTTCAAGAATCTTGTTAAAAGTGGTTTCGATTATATAAAAAGATTGCCCTTTTATGACTGAAAGTATTTTATCTTCAAGATTATCGTCATTCATACTTTCTGATGTGCAAATAGAATCATCATTAATATAATTTTGAATGGCATTAATTGCACGAGCATCATCACCTTTAAACAAGTGTACGTAGGTTTGCATTGTTTCTGAAATTGAACTATGACCGAGTCGTGCACTTACTACAGTTATTGGAATATTCTGGCTTGCAAGGAATGTAGCGTGAGAATGTCTCAGATCATGAATTCTAACATGTGGAATTTCTTTTAAGCCAATTTCTCTGCGAGAGACATTAGCTTTATATAAACATGCACTAAAACGACGATTAACCGTGTTAGGAGCGAGATTTGTTTCTCCGCCTAATAAGAATTTACCTTTGCTCTTTGCGTGCGGTAGGAGGCGATTATAGAGGTCGTCGTGTATTTTGACTCTCCTATAACTACTCTCGTTCTTTGGTGGACCAACTTCCTGATAAGAATTAATTGAGTTATAAACATCTAACTCTTTTGTACGTAGTAAATCTTTTTTGAAAAGGGCTAGTGCTTCACCACGTCTAAGTCCTGCCCAAAAGTAAATTTCATATAGGAGTCTAAATACTTCTAATTTTTCGTACTGAATGACTTCCTGGAATTCCTCAGGGGTAAGGGTGTTATAAGTGAATTTTTCTTTAACCTTTGGTTTGATAATTTCTACATCGGAAGCAATATCATTGATACCAAAAATTCTCTTACCAAATTTATAAATCGATTTAAGAAGATAGATGGCTTTATTTTTTTGTGTTATGGATCCATCTGCTGCTTCAATATTGTTTCTAAGGGTGATTAAGTTAAAAGGTGTGATATATTCGATTTTTTTATTAGAAATCTGAATAAGATACTTCGAAAATAATTCGCGTTCTTTTCTTAACGTTTCAGGTTTAACATTTGGTTTTGACTCATGATAAGCTTCAAACAATCTTTTAAATGTCATTTCTTTAGTAACACCAAGCTTAAGTTCTTCAATTAATAGGTTCTCTGCTAAGATTGCGTCTCTACGAGTACCATAAATAATCTTTCTACGTTCAGTTGGTTTTCCGTATCCATTTCTATATGCAACACGCACATCATATTTTTTATTCTTTATAAGTTCTTTAACGGCCATCTGTAATCACCTCCGAATTAGATAATAATTTTGATAGAATGAAATGAATTGCCAATTTTTTCGTTTTATTCTATCCGTAAATATTTTTATTTATTGAGAAGTGGTCCTAGTTTTTTTAATTCAGATTGATATTTTTTAATTTCTTGAGATCTAATTAAGTGTACATACATACGAAAAGATCTATCATACCATAGAATTTTTTCTTCGTCGGTCATAATATATTCACGATGATGTCTAGGAATATTCAATGCAAACTTTGTATCTGTATATAATGATTTAAAAGGATCACAGTTCAAGGTTGTTTTCTTACTTTCAATATCTTTATATAATCTTGCTATTATCGATTCTTTATGCTTGATATTTTTTTCGAATCTAAAGTCGATATATGACAATAAATCTAGCCGTAGGTCCGGAGAAATATATTCAAGGACTGAGTCTATATCCTCATCTCTTTTGACAGTAAATACATCTAAAAATCCATATTCATTCTTTTCTTCACTTACTATATTCTTATAATTTTGACTCTCTAATATTAGAAGAATTTGATTATACAAATTACTAATAATTTTAACTTCCAATCTTAATGATTTCAATGATCCGGATTCTTCTAGTAGCCAAAATATAAAATTCGAGAAAAGATTTAATAAATATAAATTGTAATCTTCTTGTACAGGATATATATCTCTGTCCTCTAAGAACTCGTACGGATCTCTTGAAGTGCCTGACAACGGAAAAGAATCAAAATAATTTCTTAATAAGTCATTAAATGTAATATTTTTAATTGGAAAAGATGTTATTTGACCAACCGTTTTTTCTGAAAATATAGTTTCTAATTTAAAAATTTCATTATCAATATCCATTCTTTGCTCTAGGTATTTTATGCTTATTTTATTCATTTACGAATTCTCCAATCTATTCGATATGCATATATAACTAAATCGAAAATTATCAAGTGTAAACTAAACAACATTGAAAAAATCATAGTGTTGAATAATTTTACTAATATTTTTAAGAGGGATTCTAATCCTGTCCTCTTTCTTTTTTTATCCCTTTAGCAACCATCAATACCGTCTCCAAATCGATAGGTGTTAGATCCTTTGAGATATTGAATAATTGTTGTAGTTGTTCGTTATCATGAATTTGTCGATAGATGTCAAACAATTCTGGTTTATCTGATATAAAACTAAAAGTTTCTGTATCATTATCTGAAGTAGAATCTTCAGTATTTATTTCCCACCCCAATAAATATTCTGGCGTAGTATTCAAAGTATCGGATAATATGCTTAGTCGGTCTAGCGGTATAATGCTAGAGTCATTCAAATATCTATGTAATGTTGTTTTTGGAATATTTGTTTTTTCTGACAAATCACCTAATGACCAACTATTTTTTTTCATCAGCTCGCGAATTCTTTTTTCTGTAATTGTTTTACACATAAATTTTACCTCATAGATCCTTCTATTAGAATTATACAATTATTGTTCCGTATTTGCAACACGGTGTAAGTTAAAGTGAAAATTGTGTTCCGAATTCGGTTGACTTGCTTATTTTTCAATGATATTATTTGTTTGTTCCATATGTGGAATGGAGGTGAACAAATGATCAATGAGAGAAAATTAAAAGCAAGAATGATTGAGATGAATATTTCTCAGAGGGATCTTGCTAATCAGACAGGTAAAGGACTAAATCATATCAATGAGGTGATTAATAATAAAGTAAGCCCCCGTCTTGATTTAGTTCAGAAGATTAGTAATATTTTGGAACTAGATAACTCTCAAAAAATTGATATTTTTTTATCTTAATTGTTCCGAATTCGGAATAAATATTTTGGTTAGCGCTAATTTAGAAAGGAGAAGTAAATGCCTAAACGAACAGATGAAGAAAAAATGTTATTTGATGATTATATAGCAGTAACGACAATTCAAAGATATTTTTCATTAAGCAAAATAGATGCCCAGGATATCTTCATCAAGGCAAAGAGCTGGGATGAAGATAATGGATACTTGGATATCTTTCCGGAGAGGGTAAGGAAAGGGGCGGTACTGCAAGTATTAGGATTAAATTTAGAATCGATGTTGATGTGTTATCAGATTAAGAATAAAAGAATTTGTTCTATTAATTCAAACGGAAAGGATGAATATCATGAGTAGTTCAGTGAAAGTAAAAATTGAAATTGAAAATTTTGATGATGAAGTTTATAAACTAAATTTACTTTTAGACAAATTAAAAGAAGCCAACTCATTAGCTAATGAATTAGCTTCGCGATTAGATGTCAAAGTAAATAAATTATTTGAAACTGATATCTAAGTCTAAATCTATCTTATTAGAACACTCTGGACATGAACTTATTCCAGTAGGAACTTCTACTTGAGCACCACAATTTGGACATTTTACATCATACAGTCTCTTATGTAACTCGTCTGTTGCTGCTGCTTGAATTTTGTTCATTATCTTATTAGTGTTGATTTTTAACTTTGCCAAGAAATCACCCCCTTCCTACTCTAAGCAGACTATATCAAAAGAAGGAGAAGTATCAGTGAAAAGACAAAACAAAAAAAGGACACTCACCTTGGCCGGAAAAGTAATCCTTTACGGCTTTATTTTAACATTAACTTATTTAACTGTCCAATCTCTTGAATTGGCCAAAAAGGAACGAAAAGTTTTAGAGTCAAAAATACAATTAATTAATCAAGAAATGGTGAGACTAGATAAACAACAAATTGAGAATAAAACAAAAATTGAAACTATCAAACATATCTCAAATGTTGGTGCAGAGGTATCTTCCGTAAGAGTATATATAACTGAATATGGAACTTGGGATGGGGAATCAACAAACAATACTGCGTCAGGATTAACGATAGAAGATTTTACGGTATCAGACGGAATTTATCAGTATCAAGGTAAAGATGTACTGGCAACTGCGAACACAACTCGATGGCGAGAACGACTGAAGGAAGGATTTAAGTCATACAATCTGTACGAAACTGTTAGTTATGAATTAAATGGGGTTTTAAGAACAGGAATTGTTTTAGATGTGTGTGGCGCATGTCATGGGATTGAAGGTGAAGAACTGCAAAGGATTGATGTATTTACAGAAAGCCCAGTCATAGGGAAGAAAGAAGGGAAAATATATGAATGATAAAAACAGCGTAACAATTAAGAAAGAAAAAGATGGAATTGACATCAAATGTAATGGAACACAAAATTTTCTATTAAATGCATTAGTTGGTTTATGTAAAGCAATCCATGAAGCAGGAATTCCAACTGAATTACAAATATTAACAATCCTGGGTTCCTGTGAATTTACCGAAAAATTAGAAAGAGAGGGAAGCATGAATGAATTCCATTAAAATAAATAAACTGGAAATTGAAAATGTTAAACGTGTACGTGCGGTACAAGTTGCACCATCTGAAAAAGGATTAACAGTACTTGGTGGAAAAAATAATCAGGGAAAGACATCAGTACTAGACTCTATTGCTTGGGCACTAGGTGGTAAAAAATATCAACCATCAAATCCAAGAAGAGAAGGTTCCGTAACACCACCATCACTTAGAGTTGAGTTAAGTAATGGCTTAATCGTAGAACGCAAAGGAAAAAATAGCGATTTAAAAGTAATTGATCCATCAGGGAATAAAGCAGGACAGACTTTGCTAGATTCTTTTATAGAAGAGCTTGCACTAGACTTACCAAAATTTATGGAAGCTACAAGCAAAGAAAAGGCACGAACACTTTTAGAAATTATTGGTGTAGGCGATAAGTTATTTGAACTTGATACCTTAGAAAATAAACTATATCAAGAACGTCTAGCAATCGGTAAAATTGCTGATACTAAAAAGAAACATGCTCAAGAAATGCCGCGTCATGAAGGTGTACCTGAAGAACTGATTAGTGCATCAGATTTAATTAAACAGCAACAGGATATTCTGGTACGAAATGCAGAAAAAGAACGAAAACGACGCAATTTAGCCCATCTAGAGGACGAAAACAAACGTTTAAAAGAAATACTTCAAGATTACCAAACTAAGCTAGAAGCCAACGAAAACGACCTTGTAGAAGCTCGTAAGTCAGCATTAGACCTTCATGATGAATCAACAGCAGAACTCGAAGCTAATATTGCTAAGATTGATGAAATTAATGCAAAAATTCGTATCAATTTAGAGAAAGACCAAGCAGAGCAAGAAGCAGAGTATTACGGTCAACAATATAAAGATTTAAATGAAGAAATCGATGCAATTCGTAAGGAGCGTCTCGATTTATTGAAAGGTGCAGATTTACCACTACCTGGGCTAAGTGTTGTTGATGGGGAATTAACATTCAATGATCAGCATTGGGACAACATGTCAGGCTCTGAACAATTACGCGTTGCAACAGCAATTGTACGAAAACTTAAACCTGAATGCGGCTTTGTTTTAATCGATAAATTAGAACAAATGGATGTTGATACCATGAAAGAATTTGGTAAATGGTTAGAGCAAGAAGATTTACAAGCAATTGCAACACGTGTCTCAAGTGGAGAAGAATGCCAAATTATTATTGAAGACGGTTATGTTGTGGGACAAGAGTCACTACCAAAAGAAAACGACTTTAAAGTTGAAGAGAAAGGATGGGAATTTTAGTCATGAATATAACGAAAGGGAAAGTGATAAAGGCTCAAAAAGTTATTTTATATGGACCTGAGGGAATTGGAAAATCAACCTTTGCTTCAATGTTTCCAAATCCATTGTTCAGTGATACAGAAGGATCTACGATGCATCTTGATGTAGCACGATTTGATAAACCGACTTCATGGCCGATGTTGTTATCGCAAATCGAATATGTTAAGCAAAACAAACCTTGTCTAACATACATTATTGACACCGCTGATTGGGCAGAAAAATTAGCGAAAGAATATCTTATAGATCAATATCCAAAGATTAAGTCCATTGAGGATTTTGGATATGGGAAAGGGTATACGATGCTTGCAGAAGAGTGGGGCCGATTCCTTAATAAATTACAGGAAGTTGTTGATGTTGGAATTAATGTCGTAATCCTAGCACATGCTATGATGCGTAAATTTGAACAACCGCAAGAATTAGGTTCTTATGATAGATGGGAGCTTAAACTTGAAAAGAAAACGTCGCCTCTAACTAAAGAATGGGCGGATGCAGTTTTATTTGCAACTTATGAAATTCATGTAGTCAATGTCGATAATCAAGGTGCTGCAAAGGGTAAGAATAAAGCACAAGGCGGCGCACGTGTAATGTTTACATCTCACAATCCAGCATGGGATGCTAAAAATCGTTGGGGCCTTGCTGATAAACTTTCATTCGAATTTAAAGAAATTGCATTACATATTCCTGATCATCTTGTTGGTCCAATTATTGAAACCAAACAAGTTGTGAATGAAGATAATTCACATCAAAACGAAGTGCAACAAGAAACATTAGAGGAAAATGTTTTAACTGATACAGAAAATGAGTTTGGATGTTTAAGTCTAGCACTTCAAGATTTACTTAAAACTGATAAGGTGACTAAATCTGAGTTGATGCACTACATAATCGATATAAAGGGGCATTTCCCAAAAGGAACACCATTAGAAAATCTCCCTCGAGAATATACTGATGGAGCACTTGTGGCTAATTGGCCAAAAGTAATTCAAGAAATTCGAAATATGAGAGAGCCTGTTTTAGATATAAACAGCGATGATTTACCATTTTAAAGTAGGAGGATAAAATAATGACATTAAATAATAATCAATTTGAACGTGAATTAGGATGGGACGATGAAATTCAAGATGATGGGGAAGATTTTATTATTTTAAAACCCGGAAACTATGATTTTGTAGTTAAGAAATTTGAACGAGGTCGCTTCGATGGAAGTGAGAAAATGCCAGCTTGCAATATGGCTTTGGTAACAATTACTGTAGAAGACCATGATACCGGTCGACAAGTTGATGTTCCAAATAGAATATTACTTCACAGCAGAACAGAATGGACTATCAGTGCATTTTTTGCATCGCTTGGTATGAAGAAAAAAGGCGAGAAGATTAAACCACAATGGAACATGATTGTTGGTAAAGTCGGTAAATGTAAAATTAAGAACCGAGAATATAATGGAAACTTATACAACGAAGTTGACAAGTTCTATCCAAAAGAAGAGGAAGTAGTAAACCAACAAGCATCCTGGGGATTTTAAACCATGGAATTAAGACCTTATCAAGAATCCGCTAAGAATGCGATTCTTAATGAATGGGACAAAGGTATTAAACGAACGTTGTTAGTACTTCCAACAGGATGTCATGCGATAGGACAAAGATTATTAAAATATGATGGTAGTTTTACAAAGGTAGAAGATTTAAAAACTGGAGATAAATTAATGGGAATGGATGGCACTTCAAGAAGTGTCGTCCATATCCAATCTGGTGAAGATAATCTGTATAAAATTATTCCAGTTAAAGGGTCACCATTTATTGTTTCAAGCAATCATAAATTGACATTAGTTAGAACAAATGAGAGAAACCGTGGTATTTATCCATCAGATTTTCGGGGAGGCCAAATAATTGATGTGACAGTCAAAGAGTGGCTTACTTGGAGCAATTACAAAAAGCATATCTATAAGTTAATTCGTAGTGAGGCAATTGATAACTTTGGTTTGCAAGAAGACCTCACAATTGATCCGTATTTCCTAGGCGTACTATTAGGCGATGGAAATCTTACAAATGGTATCTCCATTACAACGATGGACAAAGAGGTTGCCAAAGTCATTAAAGAACAATGTCGGTTATATAAAATGACCTATAGTACTAAAAATGCTGGGAAAGCTCTAACATATGTTTTAAAGAACTCTGAATTAGGCATGAAAGGTGGATCATTAGACCAGCAACTTAAAGCTTTAGGTCTAAGAGGAAAGAACAGTTTTGATAAATTTGTACCCCATCAGTACAAGGCGGGGAATTTAGAAACGAGATTAGAAACAATTGCAGGTTTGTTAGATGCAGATGGAAGTCACCATTATGGTGGTTATGATTTTTTATCAGCATCAAAACAATTATCTGATGATTTAGCATTTATGTGTAGATCTGTAGGACTAGCTGCTTATGTTTCAACATGTAAAAAAGAAGTCAAAATAACAGGATTTAGTGGTATCTATTATCGCGTGAGTATCAGTGGAGATTGTTCAATTATTCCATTAAGAATACCGAACAAGAAAGCCAACAAGAGAAGACAAAAAAAGAGTGTTTTAAGAACAGGATTTTCAGTTGAACCAATTGGAAAAGGTCGTTATGTAGGTATTACAGTTGATAAAGACAATAGATATTTATTAGATGATTTTACCATTACCCATAATTGCGGAAAGACTATAGTCTTTTCGAAAGTCATTGAAGAGATGGTTCGTTCAGGTAAGCGTGGGCTTGTTCTCGCACATCGAGGAGAACTTCTTGAACAGGCGTCCGATAAACTGTATAAGGCATCAGGACTCCGTACTGCTCTTGAAAAAGCAGAGTCTACGAGCCTCAATAGTTGGGAACGTGTTGTTGTAGGAAGTGTTCAGACATTGATGCGAGAAAAAAGATTACATCAATTTAGCAAAGAACACTTTGATTTTATTGTTGTTGATGAAGCCCATCATTGTATATCTGATAGTTATCAGACAGTGTTAAGTTATTTCGAAAATGCGGATGTACTTGGAGTTACTGCAACTCCTGATCGTGGTGATATGAAAAATCTAGGTAAATACTTTGAAACGTTAGCCTATCAGTATTCTTTACCACAAGCGATTAAAGAAGGTTATTTGAGTCCGATTAAGGCTCTCACAATTCCGCTGCAATTAGATTTATCCAGTGTCTCACAACAAGCAGGAGATTTTAAAGCAAGCGATATTGGAACTGCATTAGACCCGTATTTGTATCAAATCGCCAATGAGATGGCTAAGCACTGCCAGAATAGAAAAACGGTAGTGTTTCTCCCGTTAGTTGTCACATCACAAAAGTTTAGAGATATTTTAAATGAAAAAGGATTTAGGGCAGCGGAAGTAAATGGAAGTAGTCCCGATAGGACTGAAATCTTGGAAGACTTTGAAAATAACAGATACAACGTGCTTTGCAATTCTATGCTACTTACAGAAGGGTGGGATAGTCCTGCCGTGGATTGTATCGTCGTACTTAGACCAACAAAAGTCAGAAGTTTATATTCTCAAATGGTTGGTCGTGGGACGAGACTTTATCCAGGGAAAGAAGAGCTATTACTCTTGGATTTCTTATGGCATACAGAACGCCATGACTTAGTACATCCGGCTCATTTAATAGCAGAAAATGAAGAGGTTGCAAAAGCAATTACCAAGATATCTGAAGATAATGCGGGTATTGCTCTAGATATAGAGCTACTTGAAGAAAAAGCAAAAGAAGATGTTGTATCACAAAGGGAAGAAGCTCTTGCAGAACAACTAGCGCAGATGCGTAAGCGAAAGCGAGCACTTGTAGATCCTTTACAATTCGAATTAAGTATTCAAGCAGAAGACTTGTCTAATTATGTACCAAGTTTTGGATGGGAAATGGGGCCACCTACAAGTAAGCAACTTCAGCAATTAGAGAAAGCAGGGATATTACCTGATGAAATAGATAATGCAGGTAAAGCGTCGTTACTTATTGACAGAATCAATAAACGTCGTGATGCAGGCCTTGCCACACCAAAACAGATAAGACTATTGGAACGATTTGATTTCCAACATGTAGGAAGTTGGTCCTTTGAAGCAGCAAATAAAATGATCAGTAGAATTGCTGCTCAAGGATGGAGACAAGTCCCTCCAGGAATTGAGCCGAGAACGTATAAGCCAGATTAAAAGAGAGGAGTAATGATATGAAAGTTTATGCAGTCTATAAAGGAGAGGATATTTTGGCAATCGGAACAGTTGAAGAAATTGCTAAGATATTAAGAATTAAACCTGAGTCAGTTCTTTTCTACAACTCTAAGACATATAAAAAACGAACGTCCGAAAACGCTCGTAGATTAGTAGAAATATAATTAACAAAATAGTTATTTTTTTATGATAATTACAACAGTAAAGCTGTTATCTCTAATAATTGTTGATTTAAATTATAAACAGGTGATTGATGTATTGTTTCTATAAATAACTCCAAATTGTGTGTTTCCGATTGAGAGTTTAAGTAATTCAACGCACGTATCAAAGTGTTCGTAGTGGTCCTAACACTGGATACAAAATTCTGCAATTCAATTTCTAGTGTTTTATTTTTCTCCCTACTGAAAAATTTCTTACTAGTGCTTTTATTGATTATAGTAGAAAATGTATTGATTTGTGAAAGAATTCTATTATTGTTCTCTCTAATTCTAGAGCGCAATTGAAATAAGCTCACTTGATTACCAATGTCTTCTTCATTCAAATATATAAGTAAAAGTTCTTCATTTATAGACAAAAATTCCTCCACATATTTTTCTGTAGTATCAAGAAATTGATTTTTTTTCAGGTCACGATTTCGTGATTTGTCATAAACCCAAGTAATTAACAAAGTTAATAAAGTAGTGAGAATAATGGGTAATAAATGGTTGAAGAGGAATTCTAGAAAACTAAATTTGTATTCGGGCCAATTTGATATTGAAATTGTATCATTTATATTAGCTGGTATTGTACCTGTGAGTATAATTGAAAATCTTTTGAAAAATGATAATATGAACATTTTTGTTCCCCCTTAATAAAGTAATAATATCAAAATATTACATTACATGTATTCATATATTGGTATATTTGCAAATAAAATAGAAAGTGAGAAAACATGAATGAAATAAATCTATTAAGTATAATAAAAAATATTGATCCATCCAAATTATCATATACAGAATGGATTCAAGTAGGAATGGCTTTGAAACATGAAAGTTATTCTGCTTATGATTGGGATTTGTGGTCATCTAAAGATACCGAAAGGTATAAACCAGGAGAGTGTTATCTGAAATGGGAAACATTCAATGAACAAGCAGGAACGGTTGTCACAGGTGGAACAATTGTTCAACTTGCGAGAGAACAAGGATTTGAATTTCCAAAATATGATGCAGGATATGCACTCGACTGGGATGATGAAATTGAACAAGATGAACTCGTTGTCATCGATAAGTATTGGCTTGAAGATAGAGAAATTGATGAGCCTTCAGATGATAATTGGCATCCTGTTCAAGAACTTATAAAATATTTACAAGTTTTGTTTGAGTCAACCGAAAATGTTGGTTATGTGACATCCACCTATAAAAATGATGATGGTAAATATTTACCTCAAAAAGGAAACTATGACCGAACTGCAGGCGAGTTAATCCAAGAATTGCATAAGTACAAAAATGATATTGGTGCAGTCATTGGTGATTACAAACCGGAAGCAGGGGCATGGATACGATTCAATCCTTTAGATGGTAAGGGTGTAAAAAATGAGAATGTAACAGATTACCGATATGCACTTGTAGAGTCAGACTCGATTCCGGTTGAACGACAAAATGCCATCATTAGAGAATTAGAACTTCCTGTAGCGACACTTGTATATAGTGGTGGCAAGTCCATTCATGCAGTGGTCAAAGTTGAAGCTGCAACGATGGAAGAATATCGAAAACGTGTTAATTATCTCTATGACGTTTGTAAGAAAAATGGTCTGGAAGTCGATACTCAAAACAGAAATGCAGCTCGCCTAAGTCGAATGCCTGGTGTCGTGAGAAATGGTAAGAAACAATTTCTCATGGCCACGAATATTGGAAAAGGATCATGGGCGGAGTGGGAAGAATGGATTGAAGGTGTTAATGACGATTTACCTGATCCAGAACCTTTGATTGAAGTTTTTGATAACCTGCCACCATTATCACCTCCATTAATTGAAGGTGTATTACGTCAAGGACATAAGATGCTTATGGCGGGACCATCCAAGGCAGGAAAGTCATTTGCATTGATTGGACTAACAATTGCTATTGCGGAAGGTAGTAAATGGTTTGGCTGGCAGTGTACGCAAGGAAGAGTGCTATACGTCAATCTAGAGCTTGATAGAGCATCTGCGCTACATCGCTTTAAAGACGTTTATAAATCACTTGGAATTAAGCCTAAAAACCTCAAGAACATTGATATTTGGAATCTTAGAGGTAAAGTAGTGCCAATGGACAAACTCGCTCCTAAGCTCATTAGACGAGCCCAAAAACAAGGATATATAGCAGTGATTATTGACCCAATATATAAGGTGATTACAGGAGATGAAAACTCTGCAGAGCAGATGGCTCATTTTACGAATCAATTCGATAAAGTAGCCAGCGAGTTAGGGGCTTCAGTTATCTATTGTCACCATCACAGTAAAGGTTCACAAGGTAGTAAAAAATCAATGGATAGAGCAAGTGGTTCGGGGGTGTTCGCACGGGACCCAGATGCACTTATTGATTTAGTAGAATTAGAATTAACACCTGAATTAGTTAATCAGGAACATAATCGAATTATTGCTAGTATCTATGCTGAGGAACTTAAAAAGAGAAATCCAAAGTACTTTGAAGAAGTTGTTGGGGAGGATGATGTTCTAAGCAAGTTTCAAATGCAAGAATACATCAATTTAGCCTTAAAAAAAGACGAACTAGCTGAGGTAAATGCTAGAGTTCAAGAAGTGGAAATATCACTCGTAAATCGCTCTGCATGGCGTGTTGAAGGGACGCTTAGAGAGTATCCTAAGTTCCCACCACTGAACCTCTGGTTCGAGTATCCAATCCACAAAGTAGATGAGGTGGGAGTGTTGGCTGATGTAGATCCTGAAGGAGTTTTTGGAACACAGTTATCTAGAAAAAAAGGGAGCGATAAATTAGCTCGAAAAGGTGAAGTTACACGTAATCGGATTCAAGAAGCGATTGAACTCTTGATATCGTTTGGTCAAGAACCAACTGCAAAAGAAGTTTCGGAGTATTTTACTGATGAATATGGAGATAATGAAAAAGGTGGAAGTGTTAAATCAATAAAATCTTTCGTAGAAAAATCTGATGAATATGAGCTTGTATCTGTAGAAGGGTCACGAGCAAAGAGAATTAGAAAGGTTAATGATTAAGTGGAAATCTCTAAAATTTCCAATTGCCACTTAACTGGAAATCTCTTGGTTTCACAAGAGAATAGCACTTCGATTAATAAGTGGAAATTTAAGTGGAAATTCCATTTTGAGATATTTAGTGGAAATTTAAGTGGAAATCTCTTGGTTTTTCAAGAGAATTCCAGATAGTAAAACAAGTGGAAATTTTTAGTGGAAATCTCTTGTTATATATATGTGTTCATATATTTCCACTTGCGTCTGCGTGTTGTAGTAGGGGGCTAGTGAGTCAGCCCCTCCTACGAACAACAGGACACAAAGACTCCGCGAAGAAAAAAGCAGTCTTTAGAAAGAGAGGAGAAAACTATGATACAAAAATTTGATAGAAAGAAATTCGGAAATCGAATTAAGATTTGAGGATGTGATTGTCTATGAGAGTAAGAAATAAAACAACAGGAGTTATTGGGAACAGCAACATGTTTCACGAACATAACTTGAATCGAATTATTGTTGCTACTGAATTTTGGATTGATGATGACGATGTATCGAATTACGACGTGTATCTTGAAGGTAAGGGGTGGATTGATCTAGAAGAAGCGTTTCGATTGAGACTTGTGATTCCAGATAATTACACGAATTACTTTAGAGCATCAATGTCGGATATCGAAAGAGAGCGTGGCTATTATGAGTGATTTGCAATTGCATATGGCAAAGGTAAATGAACTGATGGCGTTTCAAAACTCAAAAAACTTTCAATATCTCACTGAATGTTCAAAGTATAAGTTCAAACGTAGATTAAATTATCACTTGCATCAGATTGTAGATTATTATACAAATTTTGCCTATGAAATATTCAATGCGATTAAACGCGCGGTAGAGGAAGTGATGATGTGTTTGGAACCATTTATTTCTGAGATTATTAAACTTGTAGTTGGTGAAGCTGATGATTGAGTTCTTCATTCCGATGATTACTCCTACGACAACACATCAGCAAAAGAAGGTACGTGTGGTAAGTGGCAAGCCAGTGTTCTATGAACCGGCCAAATTAAAAGCAGCTCGCTCGAAGTTGATGGGATATCTCTACGGATTTGCTCCTGAGGCTTCAATAAATGGCCCAATTCGCTTGAAAGTTGTCTGGTTATATAAAGAAACTTCGGGACATAAAAGAGGCTCCTATAAGCCTACAAAGCCCGATTTAGATAATATGCAAAAATTACTTCTCGATTGCATGACAGATTTAGGATTCTGGAATGATGATGCGCAGATTACGTCTATGCTTGTCGAGAAAATGTATGACAAAGTTCCAGGAATTTATATCAAAATTGAAGAGTTGGAGGTGGAGGTATGATTGACAACTTGTGGTTGTTTTTGAAGGCATCAGTTTTGATGTTAGGAATTGCAATTGTTTGGGCGATTATATTTTCAGTAATTCGAGAAGTGATAATTCAAAATCATGATGATCCTGATAGCAAGTAACGAAAGTAAGACCTTAAAAGGAGTTGATAGATAATGCGACAAAATAATAACTATCTGCGTGATTGCTGTGACTGATAAACGCGCAAAGATAAATCACGCTAAGTCTGAACTTCGAAACTACATGTATCTTCTAAACGTGTGCCACAAATACGAGAGTAGAATTATTGAACTAGAAACGCAACTAGAAGCCGTAAAATCATCATCTGCTCCTTTGATACTTGGTAATAGCGGTTTAACTCCTGAAGAGCGTAAAAATGAGCTTAGAGATAAACTACAGATTTATCAAAAGGAGTTAGCGCTAGTACGTTATCGAACTGATAAAATAAAGAGATTTTTAGATAGCTTGGAATATTCTGATCGCGTGATTGTTACTGATATTTACATCAAAAACATTAACATTGAGAAAGTAGCTACACGGTTTTATTGTTCAGAAAGAACATTAAGGCGAAAAGTAGATGAGTTAATGGTGAAATTTTGAACAAACCTACACCATTCAGTGTAGGTTTGTTACTATATTAATAACAAATAGAGGAGAAGTATATGCGCGTTTATATTCCGAATTTAAAAAGTGATAATATTCTTGAAATTATTGAAACTTTTGATACATATTATAAAAATATCGAAAAAGAATTTGAGACTACAGGTAGTGTTATAGTTGTATCATTAGATTTTTGTAATGTATATAATTTTGAGCCATTTGCAATGTTGGTTTGTGTGAAATTTGTGAGGAATTGTCAAAAAAAAGAGTATATAAAAACTCAATATTCTCCTCAAAATTTAACGTATGAAAAGCATGGGTACGGAGGATCTATGCAATTTTTCAGTTCTATGGGAATCCCATATGGAAAAGCTATTAATGAAAGATTAGGATCTGGAAATCACTTGCCAGTTACTATTTTAAGTAAAGACCAAGTAAGAAAACAATTTGTAGAAAAATCAACTGATTTCAATACTGAATTGATTAATATCTCGACTTGTTATGCCAAAATTTTGACTAGGAATTCACCGGAGGCAACTATAGGTATTAGTTTTGTAATTAGAGAAATGCTCAGAAATGTTTTTGAACATAGTGGGGATGATAAGGCGATAGTATGTGCACAATATTGGAAAAAGAAGGACCTCGTTGAGTTAGCGATTTCTGATTCGGGTATTGGTGTTTATGAATCTCTAGCGAACAACGAAAACTTCGCTGATATAGTGCTAAATAATAAGAATGCAATTGAGTATGCATTAAAGCCAGGTGTTTCTAAAATTTCTGTTCAAAATATCAAAAATCATAGAATTAATCCACATGACAATTCGGGTTTCGGTCTGTATATTGCAAGTGAATTATGTACTAGCTTAGGTGGAAGTTTTCTTATTCATTCGCAAGATACTATTTTCGTTAAAGGTGAGGTTGATGCTGAATACTATGAAAAAATTGCTGATATTTTTTCGGGAACTACCATTAAAATGACGCTTAAGCCCTCACTATTAAATAATTATGAAGCAATATTTAATGATATACTCACTAGTGGTGAAGAGAAGGCATTAGCTTTTGAAAATGCAATAAGTAAAGCATCGACACTTTCAAAAAGCATGAAATAGTAGAGTTGACCGTCGCGACCTTATTTTCGGTGCTATTATGGTAGTGTGGCAGTTGTGACTAATACACTTATTCATTCATTGACTTTTCCTTTCTGAGTCAAACCCCTTTAAGACCCTACTAGTATCTCTGGTGGGGTTTTGCTATGATTAAGACAAATATGTATGGGGGATAAATATGAAATTTAAAATAATCTTGATTGATAACAACCGTGTTGGTATAAGTAGAAATCAATCAAGTATAGATAATATAATACAAAATAGAATTTGGAAAGAGGAAACATTTGATGAAGAAAGATTTTATGCCTATAAAGTAATAAAAAAAGTTAAAGGAGACAATTATGGTGTAAGCAGTAAAAATGATGAAGAAAATTATGCACAAATAAAAAATGATTTGAACCAAGGAAATGTTACAGTGTTGGAAGATGTTTTAGAAAATAGTCAACTAGAGTTAATTAATATAAGATTTGTTATTGTTGATACTAGAACAAATCAAGTTTTTTATAATGGAACAAAAACTGATGTCAAATCTATAATGTATAATTTATTTGACGTGAATTATAATCAAATTAATACGATTGTGTCTGTTGATGAATTTAAAAAATTAAAAAAGTTAAAGATTAAAACATATAGCACCGGTCAACTATCTATTTATGATGAAAATTTAGAGATATATGAAAAAGAATTTGACTTTTTAGAAGATATGGGAGAATTAAAATACACATCATATGAACTAATTGCTATAGAAAAAGGTGCTAGAATCAAAACAGATCAATTTAAAAAAATGATCGACACTCGTCGAACAGGTCTAATAGAAATAACAGCCGCGGGTTTTGATTCTAAGGGAAATGAGGTCATGATAAGTAGTGAAATATCAAAAAAAGTGGAGCTATTATCAGATAAACATGGTTTTAAAGCAAGTTTTGATTTAGATCTAAATGATCTCGTTTCAGCAATAAAGGAGATTGATCATGAATAAAAAAATAAAAATTTTAATCAAACCAATTAGATTATTTTTATATTCGTACTTTGTATATCATTTGATAGTTTGGATAACTACGTTTGCTACGACATTTCTAATAAAAAAAATAATTGATCATGCCACCTATACGAATGATTTTGTTGAAATATTGAATGGGTTTGGAGTATTAACAGCGTTTTATATATTGGCTTTGGATAAAGTAGATTTTAGTTATATAAAATCTAAATTAAAAACAAACAGGAAGGTTTTTTGGGGAAAAAAACCTATTTCATTTGGTTCGAAAATTATCAATACAGTTTTCTCCGCAACGGTTTCTATGTTTATTCTTTTAGGACTTAATTATTTGGTTTTGCTGTTCGGTATTAAATCTTTATTATTATTAGTTGCTTTGGGATACTATTTGTTTTCTGGTTTTTTCCTGGTTTTAATATTATGGCATTCAATAGAAATATAGTTTGTTATATAAAAATTAGGAAAAAAAGATAACGAAAACCTCAAAATGAGCATTGTTTTTTTCTCATTACTGAGGAAGTTAAAAATGATAAAATAATTGAAAAATGAAAATCACAAACATGGACAGTCAAAAATTCATATAAATTGAAGCCTTGGCTCACTAAGTTAGGCTTCAATATATATGTAACAAAAAACACCCGAAGGTGTTTTGAATTATTTAATTTTGTCTGAAATATCGCGAACATTATTGCTTATAGAGGTAAGTTCGTTATAATTCATGAAATTATAAGAATCAATGTTAATTGCGTCAGTTGATGACTCAATTGATGCTAGACGTTCATTAATACTTTTTAATTCATTTAGAATTTGGTTGAGTATATTTTCCATAATATTCCTTTCTAATCAAAAAAAACTTTGATAAAGCAATTATAATCAAAGGAGGTGATATCTATGTCAAATAAGCGAGGTAAATATGCAAAATGGCTTGAACCTAAAAACCTACTGCTTCTTGAAAGCTGGGCTCGTAAGATTTCAAACGAACAAATCGCAGCGAACATAGGTATCGCTCCGAAAACGTTGTATGCTTGGATGAATAAATATCCAAAGATTCGTGAAGCGATTGAACGTGGTAAGGAAGTCTTGGTATCTGAAATCGAAAACGCACTTGTTAAACGAGCGCTAGGCTTTACTGAAGAAGTGAAGCGAGCCAAGGTAACAAAAGATGGCGATGTGGTTCGGTATACGGAAGAGGTATATTATCCGCCAGATCCAACGTCACTAATTTTCGCATTAAAGAATTTTGATCCTGAGCATTGGCGTGATAAACACTCATATGAGCATAGTGGTGAGATTAACAATCCATTTGCGAATTTAACGACTGAGGAGTTGAGAAAGATTGCAAACAAAGATTGCTGATGGCGCAAGACAAGAGCTTGCAAGAAGACACTATGCAGATTATGTATCGTATACGCATCGCGGGAATTATCAGCATGCCAAACATACACGTCTTATCTGTGAACGGTTAGAGAAACTTATTTATCAAACAAATCAGAGAATCGTCATTGCGATGCCACCACGGCATAGTAAATCGATGACAATTACTGAAACGTTCCCAAGTTTTTATTTATGTAAGCATCCAGAGAAACGTGTCATCTTAGCTGCATACGCTTCTACCCTTGCAGATGGTTTCAGTAGACGTAATAGACAAAAAATCGAAGAGTTCGGAAGGACTCTTTTTAATTTGGGATTAAGTAAAGAAAAAGCGACTGAAAACGAATGGGAAATGGACAATAAGATAGGTGGTTTGATTAGTGCAGGTATGCTTGGTGGTGTAACTGGTAAAGGGGCAGACCTGCTAATTATTGACGACCCGATTAAAAACATGGCAGAAGCTTTGTCTGAAACATATCGTAATAAAGTATGGAATGAGTGGGAGGCAACATTTTCAACGCGTCTTCATCCTGGAGCAAATGTAATCCTGATCATGACGATGTGGCATCAAGATGACCTAGCCAATCGTTTTATTAGAAAGAATTGGGAAACAATTATCATTCCTTGTGAGGCGGAAGTAGACGACATTTTAGGGCGTGAGGTTGGTGAGCCATTATGGCCAGAACGCGGCTATGATAAGGCTTGGATTGAAGCAAAGAAATTAGAAGTTGGTTCTCGTGTTTGGAGTGCTTTATATCAACAAAAACCGGTACCAAGTGATGGGGAAATATTCAAAGAGAGTTGGTTCCGTTTCTATCGGAGAAATGAAGAAATTGACGTGTCCAATAAGATACAGTCATGGGATTTGGCATTTGAAGGCAAGAAAACATCAGACTACGTTGTTGGACAAGTTTGGGGTGAGAAAGGTGTTAACGCATATTTGGAGTACCAATGGCGTGATAGAGCATCTTTTACGGAAACAGTTAAAGCAATCCGTACGGTAACAAATCGTTTTCCTGAAGCAAAGACGAAGCTTGTAGAGAAGAAAGCAAATGGGGCTGCTGTAATTGACTCATTGAAAGATGACATAACAGGGATAGTTGATATTAATCCAAAAGAGTCAAAGATAGCCAGAGCCAATGCAATTACACCGTTTATGGAAGCCGGAAATGTTTGGTTCCCGCATCCTGATGAACAACCATGGGTCAATGATTTGATTGCAGAACTACTAGCGTTTCCAAATGGTGCAAATGATGACCAAGTCGATGCACTGACACAGGCGTTACATAGAATTTATTTAAGTAAGAAGAAAGTAAAAACAAGGAGAGGATTATTCTAATGGAATTAACACGTGAACGAATTGATTACATCAAAAAAATAAAAAAAGAAGAATCGTCACAGTTAAATCTGAAACTTGATTACTACAAGGGAAGACATCGTATTTTAGATAGACTCAAAGATCCTGATTTATCCAATTACCGAATTGTTGTTAATCATTGTAAGCGAATTGTCGATATCAATGCAGGTGCGCTATTTAATCAACCCGTACAGTATCAAGCAGACGAAGATGTTGACATTTCTCCAATTCTGGATGAATACAATAAGCAAACTATTGAACGTCTTGATTTGGCCAATGGTAAGAAAGTTGGAATCTACGGGAAGTCTTATGAATATATCTATGCAAAAGAGGTAGATGGAGAAATAAGTATAATTTCGACGCTCTTAGACCCAAAGTATTCGTTTATTAAATATGATAGCAGCATAGAAAGAAACAAGCTTTATGGTGTGTTTTGGAGTGTAGATGATGAGGCAAAGACTGAAGAATGGACGATTGTTGATGATTCTGAAATTAACATTTATCTCGTGGATAAGAAAGGAACGATTACCCTTGATACAGAGCGTTCGACACCGAATTTATTCGGGCGTATCCCTATGATTGAGTACTTTAACAATGATGAGAAACAAGGCGATTTTGAGCAAGCCATTAGCCTTAATGATGCACTCAATGTATTACAGTCTGATCGTATCAATGACAAGGAACAACTGGTTGCTGCTATTTTGGCCATTTATGGAGCAAACGTTGATGATGAAGATATGGATTCAATTAAAACAAATCGCGTTATCATGTTTCCAGAAGGCTCAAAGGCAGAATATCTTATTAAAGCCATGGATGAGAATTCAATTGAGGTTTTAAAGAAATCAATAGTAGATGACATTTATACCGTTACGATGACTCCGAACTTGTCTGATGAAAAGTTTGCTGGTAATGCATCAGGTGTTGCACTTGAATTAAAACTCATTCCATTTATCCAAAATATCGATAACAAAAAGACATTTATGTCGATTGGGCTAGATGAACGATTTGAGATTTATGCAAATGTTTTGAGAGCTTTAAAACGCATGGATGCTGATGTAGATGCATCAAACATGGATGTAATCTTTAAACATAACTTACCTCAAAACAAGCTTGAAATTGCTCAAATTATTGGTCTATTGTGGGGTAAGGTTGATAGAGCAACGCTCATTAGTTGGCTTCCTGATATCAAGGACGCTCAAGAAATACTTGATGCAATGGATGCAGATGAAGCAGAGGCTCGTAAAAAGTATGCAATTCCTAACTTTGGCGATTTAGGTGTAGGTCAAGATGAAGACGAAGAAACGCTATAATTATTGGCTTAAAAGACAGGATGAACGACTTGCTTATTCGGAACGAATTTCAAACGAAACAATCGCTCAAATTATGGATGTCTACAATGATTCATTAGAACGCGTTGAAAAGAAAATTGATAATATTATCAAAAATTATTCGCAATCGATTCAAATGCCTGCTGATCAGTTAAAGACCTTACTATCAGAACATGATAAACAAAAACTGCTTGAGGCCTTGCAACGCGATTTAATTGACAACGGTGCTAATACGAATGCCAATATGACCTGGCTTCGTGGTAATTATCTCAAACGCTTAACAGACCAGGAGAGTATAAAACTACAATTGGAAAATGAGCGGAGAATTATTGCGTCACACGAAAAATCACTCAGTACGCTAGGCTATAAAAATACAATTGAATGTACCTACTTATCAATGACACGTGATTTAACCGGACAGACAAAGCATTTAAGTGAAAGTGCTAAAAACTCGCTGTTAAATCAACGTTGGGTTTCGAGTAAGAACTATTCAAAGCGAATTTGGGATAATACAGGGAAACTAAGCAATGATGTAAATAAACTTATTAATTCGTCCTTGATTTCAGGGACCTCGAGAAATGACATTATCAATGATCTAAAAGAAAGATACGATGTTGCGCGGTATCGTGCTGAAGTTCTGGTAAGAACGGAAATGAATTACTTCGAGAACCAATCAGAGTTAAAATCATATCAAGATGCAAGCATTAAACATTATATCTACATCGCAACACGTGACAGTCGTACGAGTGCGATATGCTCTGGTTTGGACAATCAACGATTTGCAGTTAAAGATGCTCAGGCAGGACTTAATTATCCGCCCATGCATCCTAATTGCAGAAGTACAACTGTGCCGGACTTAGATTTTGTAGATGACTATCGCGTCTATAAAAATCCGATTACTGGATTGCGAGAAAAGACCACAAAATCCTATGAGGACTGGCTAAGCGATATTGAAGAAAAAGTAGAGTCGAAGTATAATATAGATAGAGATAAAATCACATCAAAGTATGATAGAAACACCTTTGCAGAGACACATCAGATGAGGGATATTGATTTAGTTCAATCTCTTGAACTGGATGAAATATCATTAATTCAGTCTTACTCAAGGGAACTCTATCAAGATTTGAATAGATATCTAAGAGGTGAGTTTGAGTTTGCACCAGATATCTTCAAAATTAACGTGAGAAAACTTAACAATGCACTAAACCGTCATGAGTTAAAAGAAGATGCATTATTAAGGCGCGGAGTAAGCGGTGTGACTATCGAACAGATGGGAATAAAAGGTCTTGGAGAAGTTCAATTAAAAGGATTCACATCAACGACCATTAATCCTAATATTTCAATGCTATTTATGCATAAACAACCTAAGAAAGTTTATATGGAGTTTTTAGCTCCCAAAGGAACAAAAGGGCTCTACATCTCAAATTTAGCCGAATATGGTAGTGAACAAGAATTTTTATTACCACATAATACACGAATTAATGTTGAATCAATAAAGGAAAAGGAGGGTTACACACATGTCAAAGCACGTATCATTGTCTGATAAAGACAAGAAAATCAAAGCTTTTGCAGAAGCTAAAAAGAATCGCGAGCTTTCTGAAAAGTTTTTAAGTGAAACAGGTCGTAACACTAATGCGTTTATGATAGCGCGTTGGAATAGTGAAAGTGACCCAACGTCTACAGAGTTTGATGACTTGAAAAAAGAATTTGAACAATGGAAGAATAATTATAATATCAATTAAGACGGTGAACCCGTCTTTTTTAATGAAAGGATGTGTAGGAAAGCAGTAGAAAAATAATCTAGACGCTCATGGTGCGTCTTTTTATTTGTCCTGAGTATGACGCTATAAAGTGCTTAATTTGAAGAAAGAACTTTAAGGTAGAAAACTTAAAGGGCAGGAGGTAAAAATGAAAGATTTAATGAAATTCCCACTAAACATTCAATTGTTTGGTGATGAGGCACCTAATGATACACAAGAAGGTAATGAGAACTTAAGTGGAGCAGAAAAGCCGAAAGTATTCACGCAAGCAGATATTGACCGTGCTGTTACTGCAGCAGTTAAAACACGTGATGAAAAACATAGCAAGGCATTAAAAGATGCGGTTGAAGCAGCAATTGCCGAGCAGAAACGTCTGGCTGCGCTAACGGAAGAAGAACGTAAAGAAGAGGCGCGTAAGCTTGCGGATCAAGCCGTAGCGCAAAAACAAAAAGAATTGGATGAAAAGATTTTGCGTTTTGATGTTGGTGAGGTACTTGTTAAGCGTGGATTAAATCCAGATTTACTTAGTTTTGTTTTAGGGAAAGATTTAGATGATTCAGTCGCTAAAATTGATACATTGACAGAAATCATCAATAAGCAGGTAGAGGAACAAATAAAACTAGTTGTAACGAAACCTGGAGTTCCTACACGCCCTAAAACTAAGATACTAACTAAGAAAGAAATTATGGATATTAAAGATAGTGAAGAGCGATTACGACAAATTGCACTTCACCCAGAATTATTTAATTATGGAGGATAGAAAAATGAAACAAAAGATGAAGTTTCCATTGGACATTCAATTGTTCGCAGAAGATAACTTAATTAAAACCCCTAATATGGGTGTTGCACAAGATATTGATTTTGTGGAGCGTTTTAGTGCTTCGTTAATCAAACTTTCAGAAGCCTTAGGCGTTACACGTCCACTTCCTTTGAAACAAGGAAATAAGATTCAAACATATAAATTTATTGTGACAAAGCCATCAGGTGATGCTGCAAAAGGTATTGTTGCAGAAGGTGAGGATATTCCACTCACTCACGTTAAACGTGAAAAAGACAAAGAGTGCACTGTTGATTTCCGTAAATACCGTAAAGCAGTAACGATGGAAGAAGTACAACGTGTGGGTTATGACGCTGCCGTTAATAAATCAGATAATCAAGTTCTTGGTTTAATGCAAAAGAACATCCGTACTGATTTCTTCGATTTCTTAGCAACAGCGCCAACAAAACTAAAAGCAGATTCTTTACAAGGTGCATTTGGTAAGGCATGGGGTAAAATCAATGCATTATTTGAGGATTATGGTGAGTTTCAAATTGTTCAATTTATTAATCCAGAAGATGCAGGAGAATACCTTGGTGAAGCTGCGATTGCCAATGGTGAATCCGTAGGCTTTGGATTAACGCTCCTTAAAGATTTCACAGGAGCAGGAATTGTAATGACAAATGCGTCTGTGCCTCGTGGAAAGGTTTATGCAACTGCGGTTGATAATATCAATCTAATGTATATTGATGTGAATGGCGAGGCTAAAAAAGTCTTTGAAGGCAAACCAGTTGTTACGGATGAATTAGGTCTAATTGGACTTGTAAAAGAGGCAAATGCAGTAAATGCTACGACAAGTTCAACACTATTCAACGGAATTAAATTGTTCGCTGAAATTACCAATGGTGTTATTGAAGTAACTATTGAGAAACCTGAGAAAAAAGCAGTTGAAGGGGATGCTCTTGCAGCAAAGAAAACACTTGAAGAAATGACAGTCCCTGAACTTAAACAATTAGCAGAACTTTTAGGAGTTGACTACGGACAAAAAACTAAGAAAGAAGAGCTTGTAGCACTCTTAAAAACTGTAAAAGCAAATCCATCAGGATCTGTTTAGTTTAAGAGGTTAGATAATGATGGAAATGGTCCAAGAAATAAAGAAATACCTTCAAGTCTTGGAACCAAATATCACGATTACTGACGTTCAAATTGAAATGATTTTAAATCGAATAAAGGTATATCTCAATAGATCAGATATACCTTTTATTTTGTCATCGACGATTGCTGAAATGATTATTGAGCAAGCAAAAATGAATCGTAAAAACGACGACGATACAATTTCTTCAATTTCAGATAATGGGCAATCCATATCATTTAGTAATAAACTCTTTCAGTCGATGATGTCACAAAAAGACGTAGATTTATTTGCATCACATACTTCTATCTTAAATCGCTTTCGAAAGGTAGGTGTCTTAGGTGTACATCCCTTCAAAAATGAATAGTTTGATGCGCAAGTATTTCTACGATAAGTCAGTTGAGTTTTACAAATACGAAAAAATTGGTTCAAGTGAAGGTGGTAGATCTAAAAAAGGCGAGAAGGTAGCTTTAGGAAGTATTCAATGTAATATACAGCCAACATCTAATAGATTGCTAAAAGAAACGTACGGTATTGATATTGATGCTAAATATGTCGTTACAAGTGGAGTTAGTGAACATGTTGAAAAAGGATGGCGTCTAAATTTTAAAGGAGAGGAAATGGAAGTCGTAGAGATTTTTTACTATGATTCCCATTTGATGATTTTATGTCAGTAATTAAAAACCTCGATAAATTAACCAAGAAGCTATTACGAACGCATGAACTTGTTCTTCAAGAAAGTAAAAAAGAAATTACTCGAAAGGCTTTGGCTATCCAAAAGGATGCAAAGCTCAACGCTCCATCAGCAGCAGGTGATTTGGTAAATTCAATCAAAAAAGAAGTAAGAGTCGAGGGTAACGAAATCGTCGGTCGGGTTTATACCAAAAATGACCATGCACTTTTTGTAGAGTTTGGCACGGGTCCAAAAGGTAAAGGATCAGCAAGTATTGTGCCTAAAGGGGTTGTGCTGCAATATCGAGAAACGCCATGGTTTGTTAATGTTAAAGATTTTCCAGACTACAAGCGGTACAACCTAATAACTTACACGGTTGGCGAAGAAACGTTTGTCTTAATTCGAGGTCAGAAAGCGCAACAGTTTATGTCGCCAGCAGCCAAACGATACAGTGGTACAGTAGGAAAATCAGTAGGCACGGCAATATCTAAGCAAATTAGAAAGGAACTAATAAAATGAGAAAAGAATTTTATGAATGTCTATGTACGGTTTGTCAAAATGTATTTCAAGACTATCCAGATGAAAACACTTCATTTCCTTGTTTAATTTTTGACTTGGATTATACTGCTGCTTATTCCCTCAATAACATTGCATATTTTAAGCAATATGCTCGTGTAGAAATTTTCACAGAAACTTCTGAAGAACGAAGTGACATCGAGCTTCAGTTAATTGAGAAATTATTTGAATTTGATTGGATTAATGTGAGCAATCGAAGTATTCCTGATGCTGAATATTACAGACAAAATCTTACTTTTGAAAGGAAAGTGTAATCGTGTGGAGAAGAACTAGAATAATTAACGAAATAGAAGAAAGTAGAGAGGTGGTAAATATGGAAAAAGAAACCAAACGTACAATTGGTACAAAATTACTCTTAAAGAAATCAGGTAGTGAACAAGAAGACTTGGCTATTGGTGATTTAACAAACATTGGAGAAATCGGGTTAGAGTCTGAAGAAATTGATGTAACAACACATGATAGTGAAGGAGACTTTAAAGAATATATTGCAGGATCTAAAGATGGAGGCGAAGTTTCCGTTGAAGGATATCTATTCAATCAAGAAACTTTTGAAAAATTATTGGCTCTTGCGAATTCTCGAGAAGTTCGTGATTGGGAAGTTAAATACCCAAGTGGTGCAGTTTGGTCTTTTAAAGCATTCGTAAAATCTTTAAAAGATGGTGCAAAAGGTCTCGATGATGTATCAAGTTTTACTGCAAACTTACGTGTGTCTGGCGCACCAACATTTAAAAAATCTGTTTAATAGAAAGAGGTAAGTATGACTAAAATTTTATTCAAATTCAATGCTTCAACAGTTGATTCAATTGAAAAACGTACTGGAGAATCAATCGGTAATGCATTGACTAATACAACGATTAGTAATATTGCAACATTCGTAGAACTTGCATCAGTTTCAGAGGAAGGAAAGGTTGGGATGTCTCGTTCATTGGCACTCAAGAGCATTGATGCTTATCTTGAAGAAGAAAATGATATGGACGATTTAGTTCTCGATATTACAGAACAGCTGGTTGCTGACGGTTTTTTATCGCGGGGTCTCTCAGTAGAGAAGATGAGAGCGTTGAAGGAATCAAAAGTTCAAGAGTTTGCGAAAGCAGTAGACAGAGAATTGAACAAATAATCTCTTATCGTTTCGGCGACCATTGGCGTAAGAATGAATCAAGTGCGATTGAGATAGGCTTAGACTTAAATTATTATTGGAGTTTAAACCCAAAACAGTTTCAAAAGCATGTTGATATTTTCAATAAGAAAGAATCAGAACGAATGATGTATGACGATAAACTTAATCATTTATTAGGTCAATACATTGTTCTTGCAATTCATGATCCAGGAAGTTATCCAAAGGATTCATTTTTATCTCAAGCGAACACGAGTTCAGATAGAATGAGTGATTATGAGATGGAAAAAATGGCACGCCGAAACACAATTATGTTAGGAGGTGACATTGTACAATGACCATTGAAGAATTACAGATTTTAATTACTGCAAATACAAATGAATTACGCAAAGAGATTTCTCGTACGAATAACACTTTACAAAGTTTAGAACGAAAATCGGCGAAAACGTCGCGAGGTGTCGTGAGTGGTTTTCGCTTCATGAAAACTGCTATCTTAGCACTAGGAATTGGTAAACTTATTCAAAGTATCACTAATGGACTCGATGGTGCCATAGCGCGTGTTGATACAATGAATAACTTCCCACGAACAATGAGTAATCTTGGTATCAGTGCAAGTGATTCACAAATGGCAATTGACCGATTAAGTAACAAGCTTAAAGGCTTGCCAACAACACTTAATGATGCAGCACTTTCTGTTCAACGATTTACAAGTGCAAACGGAAATATTAAAGCATCAACTGAAATGTTTTTAGCGATGAATAATGCTATTCTAGCGGGTGGAGCGCCTATTGAGCTACAAAAGACCGCCTTAGAGCAATTATCTCAAGCCTATACAAAAGGGAAACCGGATATGCAAGAATGGCGTGCAGCGATGACTGCAATGCCTGCTCAATTAAAACAAGTTGCGATGGCCATGGGTTATGCTAGTGCTGATCAACTTGGAGAAAGCCTTCGTAACGGTAGTGTTTCGATGAATGAGTTTATGCTTGCAATGATTCAATTAAACAAGCAAGGAATTAATGGTTTTCAGAGCTTTGAAGCACAAGCTCGAAATTCTACTGGAGGCATTGCGACCTCTATTGCAAATTTGAAAACTGCAATTACTCGTGGAATTGCAGATGTTATCAATACAATTGGCCAGGCAAATATTGCTGGCTTTTTTAATGCCATTACAAATGCAATCAATGCAACGATTCCATATATCTTAGCATTTATTAAAGTAGTGCAGATGGCTGTTGCATGGGTTGCTAAATTGTTTGGAAAGACAATTAAACAATCAAAGACACTTGGAAGTAATGTTCAAAGTGCAACAAGTTCTATGGGTGGTTTAAGTACCCAAGCAGGAAATGCTACAGGCGGTATCAATAAAGCTACTAAAGCTGCCAAAAAACTTAACAAAGAGATGAGTTCGCTTGCAGATTTTGATGGTGATCTTCACGTAATGAAACAAGACGTTGGAGACTCGGGTGATTCAGGCGGTTATGGTGGTGGCGCAAGCGCACCAAGCGTCGGCGGTGGAGGCGCAGTTGATTTATCAGGCCTTGACTTCGATTGGGATGAGCAAGCGGACAGTATTGATAAGGTTAATGAAAAAGTCGAACAACTTCTTGGTTTTGTAAAAGGAATTGGAGCTTTTGTAGAAAAGCATAAAGTTCCTGTAGTTTCTACCCTCGCTGCAGTAAGTGCAGGACTGGGTACATTAGGTTTAATTGCACTATATGGCAAATTTCAAAAAGTAGCCGAAACAGCTTCTAAAGTTGTTGGCTTATTTAAACTTTGGACAGGAGAAATGGGCTTGGTCAAAGGGACGCTGGACTTGCTCGTAACAGCAATAGGGCCAGCAACACTTATTATTGCAGGGATTGTTGCGGTTGTTGCTGCAGTTGCTGGTGCTTTAACGCAATTGTGGATGACAAACGAAGAGTTTAGAAACAAAGTCATAGCAGCGTGGGAAGGGCTTAAGGAAACTTTATCCTTATTTTACGACACAATAATCGGACCTGTTTTTACGTCGTTTAAAGAGGCGCTAATGCTGATTTGGACGGATGGTGTTCAACCATTATGGGATGGTTGGGTTGAGTTTGTTCGTTCTATCTCAAGTGCACTCTTAGATTTTTGGAATGATGTTCTGAAAGATTACGTAGACTGGTTTATTAAAACCTTTGGACCGGTTCTTTCTAACGTTTTAGACATAGTTATGAAAGCATTCTCGTTTGCAATGTCTACAATTGGTCGACTTGTTGGAACAGTCTTTAAAAACATTGGAGCACGTGTAGAAGGACTTGTCGGAGTATTTATAGGATTAATTACCTTTATTCGAGGTGTATTTACCGGTGATTGGAAAATGGCATGGAATGGCGTTGTTAAAATCTTTGATTCTATAACGACGGCTATCGGTAAGATTTGGGGTAATACTTGGGATTTTATCCTCAAGGTCTTTAACACGGGTGGTAAGGTTTTTGACGGAATTAAAGCAGGTATCGTGAATGCGTTCTCTGCAATCGTTAATGCACTGATTGGTGGAATTAACAAAATAATTGCACTACCATTCAACTCGATAAATGGCATTCTCAACGGAATCAAGAATATATCGATATTGGGTGCGAAACCATTTAGTGGTTTTTGGGATTACAATCCATTACCAGTACCGCAAATTCCAAAACTTCCAGCATATGAAAAAGGTACAAACTATGTACCGGAGACAGGGTATGCATTACTCCATAAAGGTGAGACTGTTGTACCTGCAAAACAAGGAGCTCCCTATCGTGAGAATGCGCAAGAAAATCTTGAAATTATTCAAATCCTTATGGAAATGAACATTCACTTACGTCGTATCTATGAAAAAGATACAGATATCTATATGGACTCGGTTAAACTGAATCAACAACTTAAAAAAGCAGAGTCAAAACAATTGAAAGCATTAGGAGTCGGATAGGAGGTGTGTCATGGCTACTAAAAAAGATTTAAGAATTGTTGTAGGAGGATACACTTTTCCTTCTCCATTAAGAGATACGTTCTCTGTTAAAAAAATGAAATATAATGCGTTTGCTGAACGAACTGCAAAGACGATGCGTATTGATCAATTGGGAGATGTATGGAGCGTTGAATTTACGCTCCCATCACTTCCTGAAGCTGAATATAAAAAAATTGCCGATGCACTCGCTCCCTTTGTTGTAGAAATGGAATTTTACAATGTTCTTGAAGGAAAGCGCATGAAGACGAAATTCTATCATTCGGATTTAGAAGTTGTGAGAATCAGTCAAGATTTACACAGACCACTAAACATTAAGTTTACGGGAACTGAGGTGATTTGATGTGGCAAACATCGGATGCCTATAAAAAACTTGCTAATGCACAAACACGTACACCGATTCCAATTGTACAAATCAATGGTATTGAAATTGACATCATTAGCTTAGAATTCAAGGAACCAAGAGAAACTTTTATTGGTGGTTTCGCTGCAAAATACATTGTTCTGCAAATTGATAGGGACGCATACTTGGGTGAATTGATAGGTGCAGAAATTGAACCTTTCATTCAATTTAAAGGTGACGAAACTAGAGTGCCAATTGGTAAGTTTTATGCAGATAAAGAAGATGTTGAATTTGACGAGGTTAAGAAAAAGTATACGATAACAGCTTATGATAAAACTATTTGTTTCGATAAGCGGTATGAACACTTAGAATGGCCAATGACAGGAGAAGTATTTTTGGCTGCGGTATGTAAAGCTGCCGGTGTAAATTTGAATACTGAATGTACATCCAAAATATCGTATTATCTTAAGCCGATTCAGGGTATTAATGTGAATGAAAAAGAAGTCATTTCTTATCGACAACTCATCAATGAATTTGCGCGCTTCAATTTTTGTTCAGCACATATTAATCGCCTAGGTGAATTAGAGTTTAGAAGTGTCTTTATTAATAATTCAATTAGTGAAGTAATAACTGGCTATGACTATAATGACTTAAAAATAGACAAGTCAATTAAGCCTTTCAACTCATTAGTGTATGAACAGAAAGATATCAATGATCCAATTTTTAAAAAAGACGAAGTAAGTATTACAATGCATGGTTTAACAGAATTGAAAATTACAGATAATGTATTCATTGATTTCATGGATAAAGCAACGCAACAAAATTATGTTGATGAAATGTTCTCCAAAATATCAGGATTTATTTATCATAAGTTTGAAAGTAATTTAATCATGAGACCTGATTATGATTCATGTGATGTTCTTGGGTATGAAGACTTAGATGGTTATTTATATCGAGTTGTTTTAACTGATATTTCATGGTCATGGATTGGTGGTGGAATGAAAGGAACGTTGAAGTGTCCTCAATTGCCTGAAACTGTGACGAAGTATGAATTGGCAGGAGAGCGCCAAGACTTGTTAAATATGAGCATTGATGTAGATAGAGTGAATAAAAAGATTACTTCACTTGCTCGAGAAACAGGGAAGATACAAGATCAGAATGATTATTTATCGGACCTCGTTGAAGACAATCAAACTAAAATCACACAGACTGCTGAAAGAATAGAGAGTGAAATTAGTTCGCGCATTGAAATGGGTGACAAAATTTTAGAAGAAACTCGAAGTGTATTTCAACAGCTTGAAAATCAGTACAACTTTGAAATAGTAAAAATCATCGATGGTTTAGATGAAATGAAGTCTTGGTTTCGTATCGATGAAAATGGTGCCATCATTGGAAAAAGTGGAAATCCTGTTTCCGTTCATATTGGCCATAATGTCATTGAGTTTATTGAAAATGGTGTAGCGGTTGCGGTTATGGATAATCAAAAATTACGGATTACCAGTGTTATTGCCTTAATGGATATTATTGTTGGGAATCATATTATTATGAAATACCCTCAATCAAAAACCATTACGATTATTAAACCGGTAGAAGGAGAGATGCAATAATGGCATGGGTGAGAAAAGAAAATCGCGAAATACCAAATTCAGGTGGTGTTTATCTTGAGGTTTGGTATGAAGTAGGGAATCAAAGTATTGAATCGAACTTCACACCGATGCGTTGGGAAATTGGCTTGCGTTCAACTGGTTCGCGATGGAATGCGGACGCAAACTCAAGTCTTAGCCAAACGATTTATGGTGAGTCGTATTCAAGTTCCTTTGCCTATGATTTTAGAAGTACCGATTACATCGTATTAGATTCCTGGAGTTGGCGTAATGTTGGTCACAATGACAATGGAACCAAGACGGTCTATTATGATATTTCGGTTTCATTAGTCAATCCATTAGGGAATGGATCAGTAAGAGCTAAAGGTAGTGTTGTTTTAAAAACAATCCCACGTAAATCGAGTTTATCATCCTATCCAAGCGTCTACTCCATTGGAGATGTCCTGTCGCTTCGTATTGAAGCAAAACACAGTTCTTTTAGACATAACGTTTATGTAATGTATGAAAACAGTGATAGCAGTAACGATTATTGGTTACAACAAAAAAACATCGGGTCCGGACTGTTGACGTTTAATGTTACAGAAAGTCAAAAAAATAGTTTACTCAATCGAATGCCAACCGTCTCAAGTCGCAAGATGTATCTATGGCTTACAACCCTTAATGCAAGTGGCAATCGTATTGGCTATAACGTCTATACGATAACCGTCAATATTAAAGAAGCGGATAATAAAATTACGGTATCAGGATTTCAACTCAGCGAAGCCAACGCCTTAGTGAAAAATGGATTCCTGCAACACAATTCGCAAATCCGTTATGCGTATAAACCGAATGCACCGATAGGAACAAGTATTAAATCGACTGCAATTCAAATTGAAGGGAAAAACTATGCGAGTACAAGTGGTGTAACGAGTGTCCTTTTGAAATCAGGATTAAAGCAAAAAGCAATCATAACGGTTGAAACCAAACGAAACCGTAAAGCAAGCTTTGAGTATCTGTATGACGTTAAACCCTATACCTATCCAAGTGTTCAGAATTTATCGCAAACCCGTACCGATTCGGTTGGGAATCCTGCAACCCTTGGAACTTACATTCATATTAAAGGTGCACTGAAATTTACCCAACTTGGTTACAATAAACTGCGTGTACGCATTCTTAAAAATAGTGTTTCACAAGCAGAAAACACCTATACCCAAAATGGATCACTTGACCGATTGTTGAGTGGTTTTTTAGTGCATGAACAATACGCCTTAACCGTTGAACTTTTTGATGGCTTAAAAACAGTAACCTATCCGCTGTTTATTCCAACATCAAATGTCACGATGAGTTGGAATGAAACAAGTGTTGGGATTGGAATGGTCGTGAACGAATCCGATAAAGACTTGTTACGTGTTAAGGGAAATATTTATCAACGTGAGTCGGTACAGGTTCTCGATACAGAAACAGGTCGAAGACGATATCCAATCGGTGTCGGTGTGATAAATTTCAACGACTACTATAACGATGGAGACTATCTCATCAGTTCGAATGCCAATGCATCCAAGTCATACAACGCACCGTGTCCTTATGCAGGAATTTTTAGAGTTCGCACATTAAGAGCAGGACAGTATCCAAATAAAAATGCACCCTGGATGTATGTAATGCAAAGCTATCTTGATTTAAATGGCGTTGAATATCAACGTTCTATGATGACGGATGGTAATGGCGTTTGGAACTATGGTAAATGGCGCACGGTATTATCAGTTGAGGAAGAAAAACTTAATGGAGAAGGTGGCTATGTTAAACATCAAAGCGGCCGTTTAGAAGTATGGGGCCGGGTAAGAATCGATATCCAAGCAAAAAATCGGGGCTCAGCAGTTGTACGTTTTCCAATTTCATTTATCGATACAAAGTATACGGTAATCACTTCAGTAAATACGACTGCACCGGATGTTCAAGAACACGTTTCATTTGAACCTGATAGTTCGTCACAAATGACCTTATATACATATCGCACGACATCAAACTGGATTTGGGCCCATTACCACGTAATTGGCCGTTGGAAATAGGAGGGAGTTATTATGTTGAACTTAATTAATCAAAAAATTAAAGCGCTTGAAGTGGAACGCAGTCAATATGATTATTCACAAGATGAAATTATTGTGGAGCGCAAAGAACGCGAACACCAACAAGCTTTAAACAAGATGCTTGAAAAGAAAGCACCTTATGATCGCATTACCGAAGAAATTAAACGTCTTGATTCGATTAAGGCGTATCTTGAACAACTTTCAAACGATAAAGGAGTGAAACCACATGAGTGAATTTCTAAATGAATTACTAAATCTTTTGCGTCCAACAATCATGACGGGTGTAACCATCATTCTTGGATTTCTTGGCATGAAAATTAAAAACTACTATAATGTAAAAATATCATTTGAGCAACAAAAACAAATTGCGAATATTGCGAAAGCAGCAGTCATGTTTGTTGAGCAAGTAGCCGGAGAACATTTGTTGTCGGATGATAAATTAAGCATGGCGAAACATCGTGCAAAAGTGACCCTCAATCAAGTCGGTATTGATATTACCGATGAGGAATTGACGATGTGGATTGAAGCCTTTGTGGGAGGTTTAAATCATCAAGACGCCTTGCGAATTAATGAAGGAGGTCATCATGATATCATTTAAAATACGAACCACAGGGAGCGATTTACATCGTCTTCCCGAATACAATTCATACGCAAATGGCACCATGAACCCTTACCATGACGAATTTGCACCGTTAAGTGTCCAAGGGACCATGAGTGGTTTAAAAAACAGATATGCGCTTGGAAATTGTACCTGGTATGCTTTTGGTCGCATGCTTGAAGTTTTTAAGATTCGACCAGACTATCCATGGTGTCGATGGGATGCAAAGCGATGGGGTGACGGAGATGGTGCAGTCCTCAGTGATAAACCTGAAGTAGGGGGTATTGTTGTCTTTGGGGTACCCGGTGATCCTGATGACTATGGCCATGTTGCTTTTATCGAAAAAATAGAAAATGGACGTGCATACTTATCGGAGTCCGCTTACAGTGAACGCACCAATGGATTCTTATTTAAATATGGACGTAGTATCCAGGATGTGGAACATCAATGGGGTATGAAAGTCATTCGTTATCTTGCATCCCTTAAACCTGCAACATCTTATGAAGCACCGGTGCCAAGCAAGAGTGTTAAAGGAAAATATATTAACCTATTACCGCTCAAAGATTATCCACGATATGGAACCTATGACATGGGTGTGGTGCCGGTCGCTAAGAATATTAGCCACTACATTGAAGTGATGGAACTTGAACCCAATACAGGAATTTCTTATGAGATTGTAGGCTGGATAGACCCAAAGGTAGCATGCATTGAAACACGTGATTTTGGGAAACAACAAATCTTTGTGGATTCAACACGTGCAACGGTTACGGATAAACCTGTTGGACGTGTCTATGGAAAGAAATCAAACAAAGTCACAGATTACACAGGGCAAACCCTTGTCATTCATGACTATGCAGGATACGTGCCGCTTTATAACGAAGACTTCACGTATCAATATCCTGATGGATTAAGTCCGCGTAATCGTGAGTTCAAAATCTTATGTCAAATCGCGGATGGTCACTACATCGTCAACATTCCTTATGCTGATCCGCAAATTGTAGGAATTAAGTGGCAATCAGGCATTGGATTTAAAGGATAGATTATGAGCAATACAGAATTTATTGGATTACTTTTTCTAGTAGGAATCCCTACAATCGTATCAATCTTCAAACTCTCCATATCGATTGCGAAGTTCACGGTATCCGTTGACAACTTACTTGAATGGCAAAAGTCCAAAGATGATAAAGATGTCGAGCAGGACCGTAGACTGAATGAGCACGAGGGACGTTTAGAAAAGATTGAACGTACGAATTTTATTAAAGATAGAATATAGAATAGAAGCCACTCTCGTACGGGAGTGGCTTTTTTGATATGATTAGTTATAGGGGGAGAAGATAATTATGAAAAAAGATCAAATTCAATTTTCGTTAAATATCAATGATAATGAAATTTCAAATCTAGACAATCTAATAATGGAACATAGAGATAAAATCAATAATAAGTTAAGAAATCATAAAGGAAAATATTGCATGAATATATTCACATCAGCTCACGCTAGACTTAGAGAAACTGTTGAATACTGTAATAGTTCTCGAATGATTATCGATTATAATGATAAATACTCTTCGTATATGTTTACTGATTGGATAATATATGTAAATTTGATTACAGATTATAGCATAGTGTTAGGGAGTCTATTCGGTTATGAAATTCTAGAAAAATATTCTGAAACAATATTTTGTCAACCTAAAGAGATAACTACCAAAAAGAAAAAAATAAAATCTAATGATATTCAGTATATGAGATATTTAAGATCTATCTGCATAATGCACACAACTAAAACAGATCGTTTTGTATCTTTTGGATATCAAGAGAAAGAGGAATCATCGATTTACGCTTCACGAATGAATTTTCCGATTAAAAGCATTATAACTGCAGATATCAATGGAAAAACAAGTGACTCGGTGGTTAAAAGAATTAATAGAAATTTCGATGTAGAAGAATCATTTTATATTAGAGTAGGAAATAATGACCATTCAGATTATCGAAAAGCGGAAGTAGAAACGAATGAATACTATGCAGAAATGATAGAAAACGGTTATTTGGAAGAAGAAGAAATTAATGCGCTAATAGATAATAAATCTATAGGGCTTGATAGATACATCATAGTACATCCAAATGAAATTGTTGAATTTGTAGATAACATAATGGCAGAATTGAAAGCTATAAATGATGTGATTAAGAATTATTGTACTGAACATTAAGACTGTAGTTATATCATCGTTTTCTGATAATTAAGCGTAAAAACATTTGAAAATTGAAGTCGTATTATACAAACTGGCGTCTACAAATACCCTAATTTATTTTACTAAAAAAAAACCACTCTTTCGTAGGAGTGGTTTTAATTTTTATTATTTTAAGTATTTTGATGTTTGTTTTGCTTTGATTAGAGCTGAGTTAACTTTTACAATCTTTTTTCCTTCGAATATGAGTGTTGATTGGAAGCCATGATCATAGTCAACTGTTAGGAAGTTTTGGTTTATTTGTTTTCTTTTTGGCATAGCAAGCGAGAAAACACCAAATGCCAGCATCCGTGTAGCGCTAATTCTGCTTAGTATTTGTGACTGTGTTTCAATCGCTGTAGCAGTGATGTTTTCTATAGGTATAAACTCATTACCGTATCTTAGTCCTTTTGAGGTGACGATAATAGGAACATTCTTTTCCTTATTAATAGTACCACCACCTAAGTACCGCAGACTTGTCATTGCATAAGGTATTTCTCGTGCATCTGGCTCTACGTGTTTTTTCTTTGGTTTATCGCGCTTAGCGACTTTGTCACTAGGTTTATCATTTCGAGCTATCCAAACATACGCGGTTGATCCCATACAAATAATACCGAAAATAGCTGCCAATGTTTCACTTTGACCTAGAATTCCATAGAGAATGGAAGCTCCAACCCATATAATCATGGCAGCAATTAAACGTTCTTTATTACTGTTTGATTTCCACAT